TGATGGTGAACTTTTCGCTTTAGCTGGCGAAACAGTCACCTTTAAATTTGAACTTGAACTCATATGGGATCCATCCGTTCAAGTGGATGGACTATACATCGTTTCTCAACGGAACATCAGTAGAAGTAACCATTAGGTTATCTTTTATTGACGTAATGTATTCACTAATCTGTTGTTCATTTAAAATTGGAACAACAGGAAAGTGGATACCATTCTTATTCCGAAACGCCGTGTAGTCTCTCGGCATTTTGTTTAGCACGGAAGTATTAAGCAAAAAATCGTAATCTAATTCTTGATATGATTTAAAGCACCGTTTTGGGTTATTACAAGAAACGACCCCATCGCCATGTGCGATGACTTTTGTTTTCAAATTATAGCTTGGTAAATATCCAACGGGTGGACAGGATGGAAGACCATTCGCAAAGACTTGTGAATGCCAATAGAAAAAGAGTTTGTCAAACGACATAGGTCGAAAGACCGTATTTCTATTTTCTAATTTATGATTCATGTAAAGTTGAAGTGTTTTCTTTTCATCAGGCACGAATTCTGCACCAGTTTCAGCTCGGCTTGCATAAGCAAGTTTAGCTAACCATGCATCAACAGTGCCCACTTCTTCCTCACGTGGAACATAAGGTCCAGAGACCATCTTCCAACTAGCTAATGCTCCAGGTATTTGTTTAGCACCTTTAAGAGGTTGCCCCATCGAACGCCACAGACTCAATTGAGGGTCTGCGACAAACATAGAAGCAAGAAGACGCTGATTTCTCGAAACTCTCCAAGAAGAAGGAGATAAGGAGAAATCTAAACCATATCCACCTAAGTGGACTGGTAAATACCAATTAGGATGAAAAGATCCTTTGTGGGTGTACTTTTTCCAACGGTCCATAATGGCCGGGATAATACATCTTGCAACAGGAAGATTCAAACACATTTCTGAAACATCTTTAGCAACACCTACAGGTGTTGCAGAAGACATCCCATTTTTCAAGGAACCTCCATTCATGAACTTTAGATTAAGATACCAATGTCTTTTCATGATCTTATTAGATCTAAAAAAGACTTGAGAATTAATCATGCACATGTCAGGAGAAAAATAATTTTTTCCTTGAGAAATTTTGAATCCAGCCTCTTTCGAGGTAGCTAGAAACTCGTCATACAGTGATCGATTTGCTTTAAAAAGCATATCGTCACCATTAACTAGTACTGCCTGCTGTAGTTTGAGGTACACATGAAAATACCACGGATTTTTTAACAACCAACGACGAAGAGCGCAAAGGTAAACAGCTTTGTTGATTACACAGAGGATTGCAAAACTTAAGGGGTGACCCATAAGTTGAGCATCAACTATGTCTTTAGCAACTCTTTCTATTTTTCCTTTGACTTTATACCAAGCTCTGCCTTTAGCGGCGACTGAAATGAAGGCGATGTCAGCAAATGCTACATCAAGCTCTAAAAGAATACGAAGAACTGCTAAAGTTCCAGTTTTCTTAATCAAATC